GCCACTATGAGACCCTGTATAAAACGATATCTTTATACACAGGTCAGATCACAATTTGTGGAGATAACTGCGGATGAATGGGACAAAGCACTAGAATTGCCTGTAGCAGTATGGGTTTCACAAGGATAAAAAATGGCAAGTTTTAAAATAGATAATCAACCAACAAATTTAAGAATGTCGGACTTCTACGCATACTCTAGTGCGTATCAAAGTCTGGCCAAATCATCACGATTTGCTGTTCGCATAGTGCCTTCTGGAAATAATTCAATATTGAGAAGACTGGGATACACCGCTTTTATGAGAGATTTCACATATCTGTGTGAATCCGCTGAATTCCCTGGTCGCGGTTTTATGAATGCGGATGTTAAGGGATATCATGGACCAGACTTTAAAGTACCATACCAGACAGAATATCAAGAGACCGCCATGTCATTCATATGTCGTGCGGAATCTTATGAAAGACAATTCTTTGATGATTGGATGGAAATAATAAATCCTACCAGCACATTCGATTTTTCCTATAAAGACGATTATGTATGCGAAATCGAGATGTTTCAATTTGCTGAAGGTGGTAGAAGAACGACAACAGAACCGGGTAGAGAAGATAGTTTTCCTTCTCCAACAACTAATGAATTTACGGAACCGTTAGCAACATATGCATGGACTTTTCACAATGCATATCCAGTCCTTGTCAATCCACAGCCGGTAACATGGGCAGATGATAACTTTCAAAGACTGGCTGTAAACTTCACATTTACAAAGTGGACCAGAAAGAATAGAGATCCTAAATCAGGAACATATTCACTAGCAACAGGTGTTGGTACTGGCAATACTCAAGAAGAGGGTCAAGGCAGAGGTCCATTTGAGATTAATATACCCGGCGGTGATCTGCCAACTGGTTAGTGATAATATTTAATTATAAAGGATGATAATGAATGACTTTACCGAAAATTGATGTGCCAACATATGATATTGTTTTACCATCAAATGGCAAGAGTGTTAGGATTAGACCATTTCTTGTGAAAGAAGAGAAGATTTTGCTTATGGCAGTGGAATCAAAAGACAATGAAAATATAGTCAAAACGACAAAACAGATAATCAATAACTGTGTGATATCGGATAATGTTGATGTTGAAAAGCTACCATTTTTTGATATCGATTACATATTCATTGCCTTGAGAGCTAAGTCCATAGGTGAAAATATCGAAATGTCCTATACATGTAATAATGTTACACCTGAAGGTAATAAATGCGGTGGTACATTTAAGGCAGAAATAGACGTTTCAAACTGTGTTATACAAAAAAATGATAATATCAGTATGGATATTAAGTTGAACGATACTTTAAGCATTAAGATGAAATATCCGACATATACCGTTATGAAAGAGATAATGGATAGTGAATCCACATTTGAAAAGAAAATACGTGTAATATGCAATTGTGTGGACAGAGTTGTTAATGGTGATAAGGTGTACACAACGAAAGATTTCAGTAAAGAAGAGTTAAAAGATTTCATTGAGGCACTGACACAGGAACAATATAAGAAGCTGGAAGAGTTTGCAGATAACTTACCCAACTTCTATATCTCAGCAAAATCGATTTGCCCTAAATGCAAGTATGAGCATAATATCAAATATACGGATTTTACTCGTTTTTTTCAATAATGCTTGGCCACGATACTTTGATGAACTATTTTAAAACCAATTTTGCTTTAATGCAACATCACAAGTATAGTCTTACGGAACTAGAAAATATGATACCTTGGGAAAGATTTATATATGTTGATTTACTCAAGGAACATATAAAAGAACAAGACCAAAAGATGCGCGACCAAGCAGCAACAATTAAGAAGAGAAGATAAATGGCATTTAATCTTGAGAACATGACAGTTAGCTACAGAAGCTTACTAAAGTTGGTACCTACTCAAAGAACTCAACTAGCACAGAGCGGGTCTATCAACGACATAATATCCGCTTTGTCGCCTGGTCAGCTGGTCAATTTGTTCCCAAGATATTATAGAGATCAGTTGCCGGATGTTGGTAAAACCAATCAATATTCAGCAAAACTAGATGTTGCTTTATCGGGCGGTTCCAAACTGGCGCCAACTAGGTCTGGAGCAATAACAACATATGGCAATGTTCCTGCAGGCGGTGGTGGTAGTAGTAGAAAAGCTTTAACACCCGAAGAAAAAGCAGTCCAAGAGATTTTCCAAAAAGCTTTCCCTAATCAGGTTGGTTCGGAAGCAACCTCTGGTCTAATTGATAGTAGTGGTCGTGTAATAAGCACCGCTTCTACCAGTATGTCACCACAAGAAAGAGCCTTGCTTGATACGATTGCTCATGGTGAAAGCCCTAACTATAATACTATTGTAGATGGAGAATCTTTCAGTGATTTTTCCGATCATCCTCGTCAATTTGGTAAGGTGCATACAGACAGTACAGCAGCTGGCCGTTATCAGTTTACTAAAACAACATGGGATGGCACTGTGTTGGAATATAATAAAAGATATCCAGATAATCCAATAACTGATTTTAGCCCAGAAAATCAAGACAGAGCGGCATTATATCTTGCTCAAAAAGACTATCGTGAAAGAACGGGTAGAGACCTTCAAGCAGATTTAAATAGCCCTCCTGCAAATTTTGGTGAACTACTCAAAGTTGGTCTTGGAGGTAGTGGTGAGTATACTACTTGGCAAGCTTTCCAAAAAATGACTGATGATAAGATTCAAGACCTATTTGAATCCAACTATGAAAGAAATATTGGATATGTAAAAGAAATTGAAACCGCTGCAGGTCAGATACAGGATATTGAATCTGCTGTTGCTAAATTTGATCCTTCAATGTTGTCTCAACTAGACCAAAGACTTCAAAATTGGTACAGTACAGCTTCGGACACACAGAAGAAAAAGTTTGAGACAGCAATAGAAAAGCTAGGCACAGAAAAATTTAACGAAGTAATGAAAAGTCAGCCAATCAATTCTCCTACTCTACAAGCCGTAGCAGTCTCTTCCGATGAAAGTCGCGTTATTGAGCAACAGGAAGGTTTTAGAAGTTCCCCTATTAAACCCGAATTACGTAATCAGCTAGAGTATGCTGCTGAACAATCTGGTTTATATGTTAAAGTCTTCTCAGGTGGTCAAACAGAAGAACAACAAGCAGCTTTTACTGCATATAGATTAAGTCGAGGCGAAAAACCTCCTGCGAATAGACACGATGTAGAAAATCCAGATATTCCTGGAGCAGCCGATGTTAATCTAGCATTTAAAGATAGTAATGGCAACGAAGTAATTCTAGACCAAAGCAATCCAGATCACTGGCCAATGATTGCCGAGTTTACAAAAAATCATGCAAGAGTAACAGAAGGCGCAGGTGTTGGTGGTTGGTCGCCAAATGATCCTTATATGGGCAAGAATGCGATTCATTATGGTGGACCTAACAAGAAAGGCGGTGCTGCCCTAGCATATCAAGGAATGGATTATTTGAAACAGGCACATGCTGAGGGTGTTGCACTTAGAGAACAAGACAAGAAGAATGGTTATGATGCTCTTGCTGAGTGGCAAAAGAAAAAGAAAGAAGAGCAAGAACGAAGAATAAAAGAAGAGGCTGCTGCACAAGCGCAAGGAAGTCCAGTTAGTGCAACTGCTGCTGCTATAGAACCAAATACAGTACCAGCACCATCATATGCTGACGGTGGCAAATTCAAAGTTCCTCCAAAGGAAGATATTGTTGCCAAAAGTCTTACAACAGGCGAAGATGTGTTTTATGCCAATAGTGGTGAGAATATCAAAATTACACCACCTGGTACGATAGAAAACAAACAACAGATGCCCGCTACTACTCAGGAAGATGTGAAAAATTTAGAGACGCCTACACAGGCAACCAATACTCAAAAACAACCTGTTTATAGAGATAATCCAGATCCTGACTTACATAGTCAAGTTACAGGAAGTTACTATGTTCCTCCCTCTCAGCTAAGAGCAACAAATAGAGCAAAACTACAGGGTGATGATAGTTCTTCAATGATCAACAACCACTTCTCATAATAAAAAAGGGCAGCCGCGAAGCTGCCCTTTCCACTCTCACGTTGCTATTATTCGTCTGCAAGACCCTTGAAGTAGTTAAGGTCTTCGTCCTCAGTATCAAATGGCACATCATCGGCAACAGACTTACGAGCCTTTGCAGCCTCGAAGTTTGGCTTTTGAGTAACAGAATCGGTGATCTGATCCTTGACAGGAGCATCAGCCGAACCGAGAGTTGCGCCAAGGACATCCTCGAGCTTCCGCTTGAGTTCGTCGTATGACTTGAAGTTCTTAGGATCCAGAACTTCCTTGAGAGAATGCTCGGACTTCCAAATCTTCTCAAGCTCTGCGTCATCATCAAGCAGAGGACCAGGAGTGTCAAACGATGAGGTATCGTAGTTGACATAACCAGCGACCATCTTAGAACGGAGCTTGAAGTTAGCACCAGACCAGAAGTCGAACGGGTTGAGCGGCTTGTCGCCTTCATACTCGGGATTCATTGCTGAGGTAAGCTTGTCGAAAATCTTCTTGCCGAACTTGTATAAGAAGACCTTGCCCTCGTTAGCCGGATTAGCAGGATCCTTCACCACATAGATGTTAGCGACATAGTGAAGACGGCGCTTCTGCTCACGGGCTTGCTTACGCTGCCATGAGTTTTCATCGCTTGAAGCATTCCAAAGTTGAGAGTTGAATTCGGACACAGGATCCTTTTGTCCGAGAGAGGTAAGCGAGTTCTCAATGAACCACTTACCGGTAGGGCCCTTGAAGCCATGATCGAAATAGCGAATCCAAGGAAGAGCGTCATCGCCATCTACTGCGGGTGCAGGCAGGAAGCGAAAGACCGCCATGCCGTTGCCGGCCTTATCGCGGTTGAGCTTCCAATAGCGATCATCTTCCGCACGGCCTTCGCCCTGAGGTTGATTGATCTTTTCGATTTCCTTGGTAAGACGACCAATATCGGCCGAAGACTTCTTGAGGGATGCAAAGTTTGACATTGTATGTTCTCCGTATGTTTTGTATGACATTGTATGTTAAGTATAATAGCACAGGAATCTCCCTGTGTCAAGTGTATATAGTATC